TCGGTGTTTGATAATCGCTGTCTCTGTAGTAAAAGCTCATGTAATCATACCAAAACTCTCGAATGATATCATCGCTATCGTCGTGGAACTTCAAATTGATAGGCTCATATTTGATACGTTTCTGTGTGATGTTCTGTCTATTGTAGGCATTGTTTGTTTGCGTCTCTATGGTAAACTTAGGTAGCTGTGCAGACTTACATAGTGCGCCTATTTGTACTGCGCGGCTCGCAGGAGTGGCTAATCCATTGTCCGAATCATCGTAGTCGAAAATTACATAAAACAGGAATGCATATTTTGGACTACGCAACAGATTGCTGTCCACAAATATGCGGGTAGCATGTTGATACGTTTTAACATTGTCTGTAGAGGCAAGCCCCTGCAGAATGGTATCCATTATACCGGCCATAACAATTCCTTTATATCAACTATTTATGAACAAAAAAAAGCCTGGAAATACCAGGCTTTTTGAGTTTTTCATCTAAGCAACAATTAGTTGATTGTTGTACCTAGTGATCGGCCAATTGCCGCTCCAACACCAGCAACACCCTGTGTCTGGATAGCATTGTCGTACTTCAAGGTTAAAGCAATTTTAACCGGATCGTTTGTTGTGTAGTTCATTTCACCGTAGTTAACTGCACTCAACAAGCAACCATAAATTTCCCATGTTTCAAGAACGTTAGGTGTGTTGGCACCATTGCCACCGTCTAGCATTTCACAAATTGTGATAAATTTGTAATCAATACCAGAAGCAGCCGAAGCTTGTTCCATGAAGTCAAATTGTTTCTGAAGTTGTTCGCCTACGAGTCTGCTCACATTGCCCGGTGCGTCGTCACGCAAGTTAATTGTGATGTCTTGCCAAGCTGGCTTACCAATTAACTTAACGCGGCTGTTATAAGCATCAACTGTGATTTCATCAAACTGTACTTGTGGACGAGTGAAGTCCATTATTTGTTTGGTTAATTCAGTTTTTGGATTGCTTACACCAAAACCATTAAATGTGATACGGAATCTATAGGCCAGTTTTGGCATCAACAGACCTTGTGCTGACGCACTTTGGTTAGTGGCCAACGGTACTGTGAATTTTGATAATGATGCAACAGCCATTTTAATAATCTCCTATTACTCTTATTTACCTTGTTTTGGGTAGTTAATGGAACACACCAGGTGTTCCATTATGTACCACTATTACTTACCGCCCGTTGCGATTTCACCTGGGTTCTTCAAGCGAATTGGGATGTAAATAAATTCAACATCTTTCATTGGCTCAATAGCAATGTCAACATACAACTCGTTACGAGCAATTCGAGCGCTTGTGTTATTTGAAGTATCACATACCACCAGGTAGTCATAGATACCACGTTTAGCAACCAGGTCATTCATTGCACCTTCAATTGAAGTCTTGATTTGATCACGTGTGCTCTTGTCGTTTGGTTCAAACAAATAAGCATTGCTGATACTTGTTAGGATTGTACGAATGTAGTTGGTCAAACGGCTTACGTTCACACGGTCTGTACTTTGAGCGATTGCGCTACGTGTCTTGTTACCGTATACTGTTAGGCCAGAACCTGGTAACAAGCTGATTGGGTTGATACGCAATGTATACAGCGAGTCACGCTGGCCTTGTGTGATACCAGTGCGTACAAACGTACCAGTTGTGTAGTTCACATAACCAATTGCTGTGGCATTGTCAACAATACCGCGGCGTGTGCCAGCAGGTGCGAACCAAGGATAGCTGATGTTATCGCTATAGATGAATGTACGCAATGCCATGTGGCTTGGTGGTACAACAATTTCGTTGCCGTTTACATCATTTGTCAATCCTGATGGGTAGTACACACCAGCATAGACACTTGCGCTGGTTTCAACTGTGTTGCTCCACTCAGTCAGTGCAGTGGTAGTTGGTTGCAAGTCAAGTGGTGTATCTCCAATGATAAATGCTGTTTCATTGCGATCATTGTTCAGTGAAACCATGTTAGGAATCAACTCTGGATAACCAGGGCACACAATCAAATTAAAGTTGTACTGGTCTTCACGAACGTCTGTGTTACTGTCAACTGCACTGCGTAGTGCCTTGACAACCATTTGACGTTGTGCTTTATGGCCATGGTATGGTGTGCCATTGCTTTGCACACCACTTGCATTGCTCCAAGTACTTGCATAAGTTGGAATTGTGCCTACTATGTTACTACCATCATCTATTGCATCTGGATAAGCGGTTGCTGTAAACTTGTCAGCCACATACTCTTTAACGTTCATGCCGTTACGGCGTGTGTTCCATAGCAATGTACCACGTGGATACAAGCGATAATCTGGACAATCAAGATCGATATAATTGCTTGTTAACATTGTTTCGATGCTTGGCAAGTCACCACTGATTGGATCAACAATGCCGCCAACGCTGGCGCCGGTGCCATCCAAGCTGGCATCCCATCGTGCATCTGCAAATACGATACCATTTTGGCTGACTTTGTCAGTCTTGTCAATCACTGTCCATGTAGTGCCACTGTAACGATACAATAATGGAAAGTTTTCTAAGTCACCTGTGTCAACCCACAAATCACCTGCTGCCAAACTTGTGCCGTCACTTTGTAGTGTTGGTTGTGTTGGACTAAAGATTGGACCCATTGGGTCTGAGTTGCTTAGGTTGTAACCACGTGCATCGCTGGTTACGTTACGATAACCTTTCCAGCCATTGCTACCACAGACCATCACGTCAGCTTCAGTTGCATTACCGTAGTACCATAATGTGCCGGCTGTTGGAGCGATGTAAGGAGTTTCAATGCTGAATGTCAGATCAGTGCCAAGTGCTGTCCACTTGCTGGCACGTAGGCTACCAGTGTATGTACCGGTATACTCGTATTCAATACCGGTTGTGTTGGTTGTGATACCTGCTGTGGCAACTGGATTGCCTGAACCTACTGTGGTGTCAATCAACACAATCTCGCCGCCTGAACGATGAATAAAGCTAATTGCACCAGTTGATTCTTTTACGGCATAAACATCTGGAATGTTGCGTGAAAGAACCAAACTAACAAAGCTGTCTACGCTGGTACCGGCCACAGCATAAGAACCACTGAATGTGTAAGCTGTTAGTGTACTGCTGCCTGCGGCAGATACTGCTAGTGTGAATGTGTGACCAACTGTAAAGTTGGAACTAGGTACAGCACCAGTTACTTTAGTTTGGCCTGAACCGTTGCGCTCAAATACTTTGAACGTTGCTGGATAACCATCTAATGAACTGTACTGAACAAATACTGTGCCATCAGCAATTCCTGATCCACCATTTAGGCTGTCTAGGCCGTAAATGGCTTCTTGTGTGCTGGCATACAAAGGTGCTGCCAATGTGGTCCAACTATCGTTTGTGCTGTTGTATTTTTTAACAGCCCAGCTTGCTCCAGAGCCAGTTGCACTTGTCTTGATCCAGATAGAACCACTTGGTGCCGGAGTAGCTTCGCCAGTTGCATATGTCGGAACATCTGTATATGAACCAAAGTCCAACATTGGTGCGTAGTATGTGGCTGCTGTTAGGCCAAGTGACGCGGCGCCGGAACTGGCAGTAATAGTTACTTTGCCGTCCACTGTTGAGCCATTGCTCTTGGCGGCACTGGTGGCACGAATTACCAAACGACCGTTGGTGTCAATTTCTGCGGCAATACCATCACCATATGAGGCTGCAAAGGCAGAGTTAATACTGGTAACAACTTCTGCTCCAGTGGCATTTGTGCTAGCGCCAGTGATAGAAATTGCAGTACCGTTGATGGTTAATGTTACGCTACCGTTAGCAAGTACTTCGTTACCAGCATAGGTAGAGTATGTACTTTGTACAGTTGTCCAGGCTTTTTGCCAGTCAGTTGTACCAACCGGTACCCATGTGTTGCTGGCATTTTTGTAGAACAAAGGATTGTTTACGTTATATGCTACCACTGCGTATGTGCCAACTTGACCAACTGTGGTCTTTGGTGTGTTTAGAGCATCTGTCAAAACATCACCGGAACTTGTGATAATGGTAGGAGTAATCTTTGTGTAGGACTGTGTGGCACTGCTCCATTGGAATACTCCATAATCAGTCTTGGCTAGATCCAACCATAAGAAGCCATTGCTAACTTCTCCTTTTGGACGTACTGTAGTTGAAGTCAATTGATCTAGGTCAATATCAGCACGGATAACATACAATTGATTGCCCAAACCCAGTGCTGAATAAGCCGCTTGTAGACCATATTCATTACGCTCGTCGCCATGCAACGATGCGCCGCCGCTGGTGCGGAAACTTGGATAACCTAGCGAGTTGATCAATTCGCGCTGGCTTGTGAATGATAGAAGCTTACCGGCATTGGTAGTGGTAGTACCGGCCGCGGTAGTACCAGTTGCAGGACTGGTTTTGTTTGTTTGTGTGGCCAACAGAATTAGAGGAATTGTGCCGTTACCTGCTGGTACGTACTGACTTTCGTCTGTTACTGTGATGCTTACACCTGGTGAAGTTAGGATTGCCATGTCGTCTTTTTCCTTTATATGACGTTTTAGATATTTATTTGGTTTTGGCAAAAGAACCTCGTTACAGGTGCCTTTGGAAAGGTCTGGAGTAAATAGCTGTATGAGTGAACGTAAACTATGCCCTGTGTGCAATAAAAACCCTGTTGCTATTAACTATATACGCAACGGAAAGACCCACTATCGTAATGTGTGTGGATCATGTGCCCGAAAAGGCAAGAAGGTCAAAGTAAAGCCGCCAGCATGGTATCAAAGCGGATATAGAAAAAAACCCACATGTGATCGCTGTGGGTTCAAATCTGAAGCAGAAGCTCAGTTGTTAGTGTACCATGTGGATGGTAGTCTAAACAACAACGATCGATTGAATCTCAAGACTGTGTGCTTAAACTGTCGACCAATGATAACGAAATCACGTCTTCCTTGGAAGCCTGCGGGGATTGTACCAGATTTTTAATTTGATTGTATAGATCTTCGATGCTACGGTTATTATCAATTACTTCATCAAAGTCTGTGCCAACCCAGCTGGTTTCGCTGGCATGAACTCCTAGCTCTTTGAGTTTGGTTTGTGCGTACAAATCTCCAGCATTTGCTTTAGCGGCCATAATATGCCAACTGGGCAATGCACCACGTTGTATCCATACAATCTTACCACCTTGTTCTTTGATAGCTTTGATCTCGTTTGGAAAACGTACATCACTAATCACAGTGTGATCACTGCGTCTTGCAAGACGTGCCTGCAATGCGGCAATCCAAATATCGTCATGGAAGTGTTGTCTACAAACTTCTGTACCCCAGTGTTGTAAAATCCAGCGCGGCGTCAAGTGTGGCATTTGCAATCTTTCTGCCCACCAAGCATCCACTTGCTCGCGCCAGGCACGAGCTTCTGGTGTGCGTCCTTCAATCAGTTCTCGGTCCCAGCCGAACACTGCCGCGACAGCATCTTTAAGAGTGCCAGCAAAGCTGTCGCGTCTAAAGCCATGAAAACCTACCAAGTAGTCTGCGGCTGTGTCTTTGCCGCTGCCAATGAAACCGCAAATGCCTATGATCATAAAAAAGCCCCTAGTGTATAGAGGCTAGTTTACACAATTAAATGGTAAATGTCAAACGCCGTATTTGTTCTTTTTCTTGGCAGGATGCGGGCTAACTTTGTGTGTGTCCTTGGGCTCTTGGCTTCGCAGGTTGCCTTTGTTCAAATCACTATGGCTAGCACCAACCATCTTGTAGCTTTGCTTTAGCATGTCTGATTCTTCTTGTGTGTATGGATGTGCTGTGTGTTTTTTGCCATAAAACGTTTTTGGATCCATGTCAATTTTGCCTTTACCGTCAGAACAGGCCAGTGCCAGACCCAGGCGATAGTGTGCATAATCAGAGTTCATTTTTTCGCTGTCGCCAAAGGTATGCAAGCCGGTGCTGGCTTCTTTGTAGCCATCGGGCACCTTGCCAGCTTTGATCTCCATGATGATTTCGTTAATTTTCATTTAGCAGTTCCATTTTCTTAGTGCTAGAGCTTTGCGAGTTGGTTTGCCATTGGGTTTCTTCATAGGTCCTTTTACTCCGCCCATTCTAGCACAGAAACTTTTGCGGCGTTTGGATGCTTTGGAACCTTTCTTCAACTTGCTAGGTTTGGTAGTCACTGCCATTTGCAGTTTTGAACCTGGGTTTTCTCTGCGGTAGCTTGCTACACCTTTGGCATTGAGTCCGCCTTTTTTGCTCTTGCCCGCACTACGTCTCCAGGCCGCTGTTTCAAACAAAGCATGGTCATCCATGGCTTCAAACTGTTCCCATACTGCATCAACACTAGTTTGTGTTTTGGTTGCAACTTCTTCAGCAAATGATTCCATTGCTTCGTACATTTCTGCAATCTCGGGATCTTCGTTGCCTTCCTCGGATGCCATGTAATCCCACACAGTGACCAACATTGATTTTGCCACTGCAATCTTTTCTTGGCACCACTCAGGTAAGTTATCGCCTTGGTGTATCAGCCCATCTAGTCCGTCTACTGCACGTTTCATTGTTTCAATGTTGT